TGCCAGTTTGTCTTCTGCGGTACCTCCGATTATTTCACCTGCGTTTCCTACATTTCTGAAAAAGAAGCTTTTGATATAAGCACCATCCTTGAAATCTTTAATTCCATTGATTGCCTCGTCGCCTGTTTTATGTACCACAGCACCGTTAAGTGCTGTCACATCGGCATCTATTTCCTCCAATATGCCCTGTACCGTTGTTGCTGTCCCATCACCTACTGCCGTAGCACCGATATTATCTGCCCCGCTGTCACCATCCGTTGTGCGTGCTAATTCGTCCAATAGAACATCGTTTATGTAGGTTTTGATGTCGTTGCCTGCCTTGTCGAATCGTCCTTTTAGCTGTGCGGATGATAACCCATCGTTTTGGTTCGGTCTGTCTGATAATTTGCTTATATTGGCTGTATCTGTTTCAAATTCAGTAAAAGCCATAAAACCACTCCTTTCTATTTACTCTGACCACCAAGTAGTGACGGGGCATTCAACCCCAATAAGGTAAGTCTGTTTCGCTTGTTGTTGATAAAGGAAAACTTGATATAGACAAACTTCTTTGCTTTTGGTTTTAGTCTAAATGACTTAGGGTTGTAGTTCGTCGCAAAGGAAAAGTCTGCAAAGTCAACATCTTCAAAGTTAATGTTCTTGTATTGGATTTCTTTGACTAACCGCAACGCACCCCTGTCTACTTGGTAGTAGATTTCCGCACTTGTGTCTGATTCCGGGAAAATCTGTACCCACATGAAGTTAAGAAATTTCAGCATATTAGAATACCCGTAATCAAGCCATCCCGTTTCTGCAAAGGCATTGATTAGCGTACCGTTATCGTCCAATGCACCGTCCATATCCATCAAGTCACCGCCAGTAGTTCCAAGTACCACGTTGCCCTCTTTTATGATTGCCGTTGTGATTGTATCGGCAAAGTAGTAGTAGAACCATACCTCCATGCGGTAATTATAGATGTAGGCTCTGTTGTCTAAGATTATCCAGTATTCGCCGTACTTCTCATAGTCAAGGGTTTTGACATTGGTAAAGTCTAACTGATCTAAAAGCGGTTGCACTTGCTTCGAAAGGTAGTCTACATTACGCTCGTCACGGACATTACTTGCGACAAACTGCCACAACTGCTTATTGTGTAGGACAAACGGGTCATTCTGGCAGACTTGCTCTACACCCGTATAACTTGCACCTACATTGTCGTTCAACGGATAGACAGGGAAATTCGCTGTCATTAAGGTACTGTCATAATCGTAATGCGTCCACCATGTACCACGCTCTTTATGTATCAGCATTCTATCGTACTGGACGGACAAGCCCGTTACATCGTACTGCGGAGATCCTATATCCATCGTATTGAATACAGGGAAATATTCAGCACTAGGTACACCGTCTGCCAAGTCGCTGAAAATTACCCTGTTGCCGTTCCCGTAAAGGAATACCCTGTTGTCGTTCTTGCCTCCGTAAATTCGTGCGTGGGTATATTTTACCACTTCGGCTCGATCTGTGTTGTTGTCATGGGTATAGTAGATTTCTACATTGTTTATGCCAGTAGGAGGAATGTTACCACTTGTAAATGTTACCTCGTCTTTCGTGGCATTTACCGTGTAATGCGTGGTTATGGTTTGCTCTACACCGTCAACCAACACCTTGTCCACCGATAGATTAGATTTCTCGGCCAGTTTATAAACCGTTGCTGTATTATCACCGTTAAACAAATTTCTGCGTTTGCCTGTCAATGTGTTAATCGGTTCAAATTTAGTTCCGTCTGTTCCGTCTGGCTTTGTGCCGACATAGGTTTTAGGGATATACCCTTCAACATCAACCAAAAGCCCGTAAGGTCTGACAGTTGTAATTTTTACATAACCTACGCCATCATTTGTGCCTTTGGAGTTTTCCGCTAAAATGATTCCAGTGTTAATGACATAGGAAGTACCACCACCGCCGGAACCTCTGCGAACTCCCCAAGAAGTATAGGAGTAACCACCACCACCACCTCCGGCATAACCACAACCACCGTGAGCAACACCATTTGCACCTAAACCGCCTTTACCTTTGTCGGTTACGGCATCAGCATCTTTTCCGCTGCCTCCTGCTGAACCGGGACCATAACTGTAATTTTTCCATTGTCCACCTTCGCCGCCCGTATCCTCGACGGCACCTTTACCATCTTCAAGGTCGGTACCGCCTCCGGCTATGTCCGTTCCACCATCACCGCCAGGTTGTCCGGCATGCTCTCCGTATGTATCGTGATACCAAGAATCCGCATTGCCACCACCGCCGACAGCGGCATAAAGGACATCATCAACAAAAACCCAGTAGGATGCACCGTATTCTGTGCCTGTTGTTACTTTTTCAATTCTTACATTGACAGAGGTTCCAAATTCAGCACGGAATTTAATTTTTCCACCCTTACCTCCTGGAACTGTGTACTGTTGTCCGCTTTGCGTTCTAATGTAATCTTTGCCTTTGCCACCGCCAAGTTCAAACTCGTATTTCCCTGCAGGAAGCGACATAGTATGGGGATAGGTTGTTCCGGGAGTAGCACTTGTAAAGTTGACTTCTCCGGGGTCAACAACTTCTTCGCCTGTGAATTTCTTGTAGTCTATTCCGTTTTGGAGGTAGAGCACATCTCCGAATTGAAACATATTGGTTTCGGCATCGGTCAGACTTCCAATTTCAATTCTGTCTTTTGAGTCAATGACATAAGCCTTGCCACCTGCAACGGCAATGTGGAAGTCCTTGCTGTTTAGTTTTCCGTACCATTGCCCCCTAATCGGGGTAGGTGAAGTCAATATGTCTTGACTAAACTCTATCGTCGTAATGGTCGCTGTTACATCTGCTATCGGCAACAGTTTGGAAAAGACACGGACAAAGCCATTGTATCGCTTTGCCGTGGCATACAATCCTATATTGTCTGTTCCGTCCACCTCGATTGCTACATCGTTACCTTCGACAATGCCATCAACGATAATATCGGTGTAATAAACATAGTCTTCATAAACCGTTGGAGTTGTAGTTAAATCTTCTCTTGCTGTCCAAACGCCTAAAATGTCACGGCTGTATGTCTGTCGTGCTTTACCACCCACTATATCCGTTAATGCCGATATGTCGAGAATATTTATTTCGCCATTATCATTTACATCACAACATTTCAATTCAACGGAAGAAGATTCATCAACAGTCTGCCCATAATATGTATTGTTAATCAAATCAAAGTCATTTTGCGTAAATGCACCATCACCGTCCACATCCCCTGCCATTCGTCCTGCCGGAATGGTGATTTTTATTTCGTTTGTCACCCAAAATGGATTTGCAAGTAGTGAAGAATACCCACTCCGCTTTCTTAGTTTGTACCCGTTGAGTATTTGGAAGTTCTGCATCTGCGACAATGCACCGTTAGGGATAGCCGTATCGCCTGCGTTATCGTGCCACAGGCCAAGGAATTTTGTTATGTTCATCTTTACCTCTTTTGCCATAACTAAATCCCTCCATATACATCAACAATCTTTACCATACCTTTAGGTTTATTGGAAAGCGCAACCATCTTCTGCTCGTCATATTTCTGCTTAAATATCTTCTGTAAAAAGTCGTTCTGCTCGACATTGATAAAAGCCTCCGCAAGCCCGTAAGCCATGAGGTTTGCGGTGATATCGTCTATTGTCAGTTCCGCGTCCAAATCCGTAACAGGGGCAGGGACAGGCACATAAATAATGCGAAGTGTGCCGACAAAGGAAGAATCGTAATAAAAGTCTATCGTGTTTCCGTTCTGTTCTGCTTTCCAAACAGGGTCTTTGTAGTAGCGGTAATTGGATTCTGCTACCACATCTTCAATGGACAGCACATCGTTTGGCAAGTTGGCTTTCGTCCAACCGTAACTACCGCCTGTGCAAATAATTTCGTGTTTCTTCCGTGTTCGTGAGTACGGCATGAGTTCTGTTTGCAGAATGGTCATCAGATATGGTGCTCTTGCTAAATAATCGCCTGTGGTATCGGCATCCACTTCCCCTGTCTCTTGGTTGATTTCATCGACTAATGCGATTGCCCGTTCGTAAATCTCTCGTCCAGTTGCCATTTTCTCACCCCTTCTTTATGTCATAGTTTATCTGTCCGATATGTCCGCAGATCACATCGGTATCAAGCCACAATTTGTATCCTTCGTTCTGTGCCTTTCGGCAGAAGAAAATGTCCTCGCCCATCTCCTGCGTGAAAATAAACCACGGATAAGGTATCTTATCGAACACAGAAACTTTCGTTAAAACACAACCAAACCCAAACCCGTCAACTTCTATCAAACCGCTTGATTCTTTGATTTCTTTGATTGTCAGATTGTCGTATTCTTCTCTTGTTTCATCTTGGAATCGCTTTGCAACAACCTCCTTGTTGCCTAAAACCTTGTAAGAGTACACTCCTGCCACAATGTCCTTATTGTGTGACAGTAACCGCACAAGCGTATTCTTCGGCAGAATCATATCGGAATCCACCCACATAATGTAGTCAAAGCCATTCTCTTGCGCATACTTCACTATAATGTTACGTCCAACATCTACGGAATAGCTTTTAGGAATAAACAGTTCAATATCGCCTGTCTTTTCCATCTCAAACAAAGAAGTAACGCATTCGGTTTCTATGTACCTTGCAGACGGTATTGCCAGTAGAATTTTCATATCCTTTCTCCTTTCATGCCTATCGGAGTTGCACCGACTTTTCGCTCTTGACATGACGAAAAAGGGGAGTATAAACTCCCCTTAATTTCTACGGCAGTACGATTGCCCTGACCTCAATCTGTGTGCCTGTGGTCGTGTCTTTGGACACGATATTGACTTTGCCTTTGTTGTCGCCGGACACATCCATGAATCTGCCCGATTCCACAACAACACAAGCCTCGGCACCCCCGTCAAGTGTAACCTCTAAATCAGAAACACCCTGTAAGCCGTTGCCGGCCTTGATAACTGCGGTATGTGTCGCACCGCTAACAGCGTTTTTAAGCAGAAGAAGAATCTTCTGATCGTCCTTGTCAAAGGTAACTAAGGCACCATCGGTCTTTGCTACCGTCGCTGCGGTAGGCATAGCCTTTGCCTCGTTCCTTTTAAGGACAGTATTGGTAATTGCAGTTGCACCCATTATTTAATCTCCTTTCAGTTACAAAAGATAAGAGGGGATAACCCCCTCTATTTCTTCACTCTCAAGCCGTACAGTTCCTTCGGACGAACGGTTTTTGTTCCGAAAACGGTCAAACACTTAACCGCATCCTTGAAATAATCGTGAGGACGATACGGCTCTGTGATGTCTACCTGACCTGCGTATGCGATTGCTTTATCGGTACGAATCATGCCGTAGTAGCTTGTTCCGCTTGTATAAAGGTTGTTGGAAATGCGAACCTTGCAACCATCGTACATCCCCACAATGCCCTTCTTTAGCATCTCGCTGTTGTTGGTATCAAGTGCAATGTACTTGTCCTTTAGATACTTGTAAACGAACGGAGGAATTTCGATTACTACATTGTCGCCAATCTGAACATCGTTCTCGCGAAGTTTCAAAAGTCCGGCATCAATCGCCGCAATAGCGTCATCAGCAGAATCGATTTGCAGTTCTCCTGAAATGGTTCCGGCGTTAAGTGCCTCTCTTGCAATAGCGGAATCAATGGCAAGTGCCATGCCGATAGCACCCTCCTTGAGGATTGCCTCCATCAGGCCAGGTACGGATTGTGCCTTGTCTACATCATCAAGTCCCACATTGAAATAAGGAGCATTGTTAATGTCCATCATCACAGAGGAATCTGCAATATTTTCGGGTGCGCCGATAGAAGCACCAGTATAAGAGCCGATAGTCGGTCTGCCAACACCGAGGATTTTTACCTGTTTTGCGTGTTGGACTTCGCCCTCAAACTGTCTCCAACAATGGTCAAGCAGGATTGCCTTTTTCTCTAGTTCGTGCTGAATAAACTTAGACCATATGGTCGGTTTGAAATTTTCATATGCCATGAATTATCATCCTTTCTGTTATCCCCCCAATCTTGATAGTGACCGCATGGCCTTCTCAAAGATATTGGGGTCGTCTAATTGCTTGGGTGTTAATTGATCGAGTTCTTCACTTGTGAAAAACTCTCGTTCGGGAGCTTCCGCTTTGCCACTCACTCCGCCGGGAGAGGCTTGCCCGTTCTCTGTGTTGGCTTTTTCGATTGCCTGTTCTTTAATTGCTTGCCTTGACAGATATTCGGCATAGGCGTACTTGGGAGGAATCCCTTTATCTACGGCTTGCCAGACTTCTTTCGGCAATGTGGTTGTTGCATCAAAGTCTTTGCCGTGTACTTCCTTATAGAAGTCAAGGAGTTCCTTGTACTGTGCCTGTTGCTTCTGCTCTGTGGCTTGTCTTTCCTTTTCCGCTTGCCGTTCTGCTCTCTCTTTGCGTAAAAGGTACAATTCTTCGGCAAGTTCTGTCGGAAGTTGCATTCCTTGTGTGAGTTCTTCGATTTCACGCTGTTTCAGTTGTTCGTTCGCCGCTTCGTAATAGGCTTCTATGTCGCCGTGTCCGTCAGCGTTTACGAATCCTGCTTTTCGTGCGATTTCCTCAACCTTGGAAAGTACTTTTTTGGAAGTCTCCCATT